GGATGGCTCCCCTGGGACCTGCTCTTGCGGTTGTGCGACAAATATCCACTGCTTCTGGAAACAAAGGGTGGAACTGTGCAGTTTATTGGAAAGCATATTATCTTTACTACAAACAAGCATCCAAGTCTTTGGTATGAATCCAAACCTGGGATGAGCTTTGTCACATTTGCGAGACGCGTCACACAATGGATATACATGGAATCATCAACCGATCATCACCATTTCTCTAATTATGGCACATTTGCGGCAGCGACGGGCTTTACAACCACTCCGACTACCACGACGCACTCCTGGACCCACTCGACGCATTAGAGGAGGAACAGTGAGATTACCACCATTAGTACCTCGACGCTATTCCGCAGCACGAAGACTACGAAGAACATCTATTTTACGCTTACAGCGAATGTATGAAGGACGACCACGATTTATCAGACGATAATTATAATAAATAACGCTATTTATTAATTTAAACTTCCGTTAAAGTAGCTCCACCAGTAGCAGTAGTTTCAACAACCAAATCAATCGGAGCCTTATAAGTACCAGTACTAGCAGTTCCAGTAAGCGACAACACTGATGTTTGACCATCAATATCCGTCCCATTAAAGGCAACAGGAAACTGGAACCGGTTCGGACGATCACGCGGCAAAAACTTCCCCTTGAAATCCAAATGCTTCAACGTATAAATAGTCCCATTACCATAAGTTTCATCACCAGTACCAACTGTTTGAATATTAACCATTTGTCCAACCCACGAATGCAACAACATGCGCGAGAACCGATGAGACAATCCATAATTCCCAGCACTGAGTTCATCAACAATCTTTTCATCCACGATCTGATTTTCCAAATAAAAATCCCGACGAGCTTTAGCTTTCGGACCCAACGTAACCGTATGAACCCGAATAATCTTAAAATTTTGACAAAACCGATTACTCTGATATGGCGTCCACTGAGGCAAAGCATAAGAATTTGAAATACCAGTAGGCAACGATTCAACAGCAGCACTGCCATCCGCAAGCAACCCGGCATCAGCATCATCCGCACTAAGACCAGTACCAATAAAGGCTTCAGCGCCAGTATCAGCCAATGGAAAATTCCCAACAAGCACATCAATACGGGGAACACATTCGTAGACCTTAAAACTAACTTCAATGTTAGAATTGTTCTCATACGTAATGGAATAACAGCCACGCAATATTCGCAAACGACGAGCACTAACACCAGCATACTTCACAGTATCGGCAACTCCAGCAGCACCTTGGGCCTTGATAACCATATTAGGCTCAATAGGACCATATGCATCAAACATCTTCTTGATCATAGGAACAGAACCCATGACAATAGATTTATTAGTACGCTCACCAAGAGCACCCTGCCAGTAATTACCACTTGAAGACATCACATGAATAGGAGCAAGCACGCTATCATGTAAATGCCGCATAAGGGTAAAGCGACGACCTTTCTTCGGGTAACGGGTAACAAAAGCAGCATCATTGTTGTTAGGGACGTAAGGACCAGTACCCGCAACAACGGATTGTTTAGCAACGGCGGATCGCTTTCCAGATCCAGCACGGGAACCATATTTCTTAAACATGTTTTTAATCGAATTAGCAGCACGATGATAACGATCAGGATTAGCACGATAATCACCAACGACGCTGGATATAAGATGACCTAGACCACGTCTATAAGGATGATGACGATGAGCGACGTGATGACGACGTTCGACTAATGCCATTAGTCCACAAATGAGTGCGGTCACAACATTTGTCACGTCACACTTTCATAGGTAATACTACGATCGGAGATCGTTCTATGAAAGTGATTGGTTGAAAAGGTATCTTCAACCCGGGGACGCCTAACGGCGGGCGCGTATCGGCCGTCTCACGGCGGCCGACTAGTATAACTGTATGTGATTGGTGGATAAGTTCTGGAACCTTCTAGAAGCTTCTATTTGAGACAGACGCAATAGAACATTAGCGTTAGGGTTGTCATTTCTCAATCTGCAGTCAATGAGCAATGCCAATCGAACCAGCCGACGTTTCTGCTTCACTCTCAACAATCCAACGGAAGGTTGGGTTTGTCCCCAGGGCCCGGACATTCGCCTCGCCGTTTGGCAATTTGAGCAAGGAACAAGCGGAACAACTCACGTGCAAGGATACGTGGAACTGTCAGGATCCCACAGAAGAACAATATTCAACAAGCCTATCTACGCCGAACTGCAAGGTGCACACTGGGAGGCTTGCATCGGAACTAGATTCCAAAATTTGCAATATGTTACCAAAGAAGAGAGCCGCATTAGAGGCCCGTTTTCTTACGGCATACCAGAAGGAACAACACTGGACGAGTTCATCGCCAACGCTAACCCCGGACAGTCCTCTACGAGCAATGGATCTAAGCGACTGCTAAAATGCAAAGAATTAATTGACCAAGGGAAAACTTCATTAGAAATAGCCGAGTCTGATTTCAGCACATGGGTACGAAATCACAGAGCATTTGAACACTACCGAATGCTAATGACTCCAGGACGAACTAATATTGAGTCCGTTGTGGTTATCTACGGACCTACCGGAACAGGGAAATCCCACTTCAGCATGGAACAACATCCGAACGCCTACTGGAAGTCTCGCGGACAGTGGTGGGACGGTTACACCGGCCAGTCTTCAGTCGTTATCGACGAATTCTACGGATGGCTCCCCTGGGACCTGCTCTTGCGGTTGTGCGACAAATATCCACTGCTTCTGGAAACAAAGGGTGGAACTGTGCAGTTTATTGGAAAGCATATTATCTTTACTACAAACAAGCATCCA